GATGCGGATCGTGGTCGTGTCTCTGCCGGCGGCGCTGCCGGTGTAGCGCAGCGCCTGGAACGGCAGCGAGATCGTCTGGCCGTTCGCGCCGGACAGCGGCATGTCCGCGCCGCCGAGCTTGACGCGAGGGAGGTAGATGCAGATGGCGTCGGCATTCGCCGCCGAGCCGCTGTCAACCCGCACGATCAACTGAAGCTCGCTCTCGTTCAAGAAGGCGTTGAACAGCGCGAAATCTTCCACGAACGCCGACACCGTGCCGGTGACATTCGCGCGGCCGAGGAAGATCTCGGGCGCGATGTTCTGATTGATCACCGCTTGCATCTCGGCTTCGAGATCGAGCGCGATGTCGATGCCGGTGACGATGCCGAGCGGCGACGAGCCAGCATCCGGCGACAGGATCAGGCCGTTGGCCGAGGCGCACGCCGAGGACGCCGTCGCGGCGGTCGGTGCGGTGAAGTAGGGCGCGCTGCCCGCCGAGAGCGAGACCGCGTTGCGGCCCATGACCGGGATCTCGACCGTCGAGAGGCCGGTGGCCGGGAGCGACAGCGAATAGCCGGACACGCGGCATTCGGTGAAGAGGCGCGACAGATCCAAGTCCTCGCGATATTCCTCGATGCCGAACTTGCGCGCCGTGAAGCCGCTGGCCGGGACGATGGTGGTCTTGCCGGGGCGCGTCACCGTGAAGGTGGTGTCGGCCACCGCGTCGGTGGTCGGCGCGGGCGACACCGTCACTGTGCGGTTGCTCGTGCCACCGAAGGACCGGATCACGAAATTGCGGTCGTTGTTCGCCGTCGCGGCGAGCGTGCCGAAGCGGATGATGTCGCCGACGCGCAGACCGCTCGTCACCGGGTCGCCCGCAGTGAAGACGAAGGCCGAGGTCGAGTTGTCGCTGGTGACAGAGGTGAACTGCGTGTTGCTCAGCGACAGCGCCGACACCGCCGTGTCGCGATGCGCGGCGACCAGGAGCTCGAACTGCGTCCCCGGCGAAAGCTCGCCCGAGATCGAGCCCTCGACGCGCCGTAGCCCGTGGCGGAAATCGGTGATCTGCCGGTCGGTGCGGATCTCCTCGGACTGATAGCTATCCTTCACCAGGTTGAGGCTGGACGAGACACGCCGCAGCACCTGACCGCCGGACGTGCCGGGGTCGGTCGCGGTGCTCGGCTCGATGTTGGCCGTGATCGACCCGCTGGAATACGCCTTGTAGACGATGCGCGACTGTACGCCTTCGGAAATGGGCATGTCGGGTCTCCTTTAGCCCTGGAAGCGATATTGGAACGGGATCGACGCGCCGCGACCATACCACGCGCCGTTCGATCTAGCGATATCCGCGATGCCGATGATCGGCCCCACGAATGTCAGGTTGCCAGCGCGCCGCGCGCGGAGCGCCACGACGGCGGCGTCGAGAAGGTCGAGGGTGACATCCTCTCCGATGCCGACCTCAGAGAACACGCGCACCGCGACCGCGCCGAACCAGAGCCGCTCGTTGGCAAGAGACCCGCCGCCGAAGGCGCGCATCTCCTCGCGACTGAACTCGACGTGCAGGTGCAGCCAGTGCCGGACATCGCCGGGCGTCGGCGTCTCGGGGTGCGCGTTTTCGTGCCAGATGACGCGGTAGGTCTCGCCGTGCGGCCAGCGCGCGTCCCAGACAGCCTTGATCTCAGTTCGGATCGTGGTGCGGAGGCTCATGCCCGATACTCATACGTCCAGGGCATCATTGTGCCGCGAATGAACCACGCGCCGTCCTCGGTCGCGCTGTCGAAGATCTCGGTCGAGCCCTCGATGAACGACAGGCCCGCCTCGCGACGCGAGCGGTAGACACTGACCGCGTCATCGAGCAGGTCGAGCGCGGCGTCGTCGCCATAGCCGGTCTCGGCGATAACGCGGATCTCGACCGTTCCGCGCCACTCGCGGTCGGATGCCTCGCGGCCGCCGGCGAAGGCGCGGACATCCTCGCCGTCGTAGTCAATGGCGATGTGCAGCCACGCGCGCGCCTCGCCTGGCTCCGGGACGCTCTCGTTGTCGTTGACCTGCCAGAGTACCCGATAGGCCGTTCCATGCGGCCAGCGGGCATCCCAGGCGCTCCTGATGGCATCGCGGATCACGCGCAGCGTGCCGGACGGAGCGACGATCTCGATGACCGGCGCATTCGCGCCGACCACGATGGCCGCAGCCGCGACCGCGATGGCCTTGCCCGCCGCGATGACCGGAGACGCGGCGGTGAGCGTGATGGTGGCGGTCGGGACCGAGATCGACTTGCCCGCCGCAAGCTGCGGCGCGAGCGCCGCGAGAACTTGAGCCGAGGCGACCGGAACGACGACCCGCTTTCCTGCGCTGACCGTCGGAGCGGTGGCCGAGACGGTGATCGTCGCCGCCGGTGCCGAAATCGATGCACCAGAAGCCGCCTGGATGGTCGGTGCAGCGGCGGAAAGCGCGATGGTGGCCGAGGGTACCGCGACCCGCTTTCCGCTCGCCACCGCCGGGGAAAACGCGGCCAGCGTGATCGTAGCGGCGGGGACGGCTACGGACTTGCCCGTCCTGACCGCTGGCGCGGTAGCGGCGACGGTGATCGCGGCCGCCGGGCAGGTGATCGTCGCGCCGGTCGCCGTCTGGATGCTCGGAGCCAAGCCCGCGAGGCTGATCGTCGCGGCCGGAACGGCGATGGACTTGCCCGCGCTGATCGTCGGAGCGGTGGCCGCTACGGTGATCGTAACGGCGGGAGATGTGACCGTTGCGCCAGCCGCCGCGCCATGCCCCAGCAACGGCGAGAACAAGAACGAGAGGCCGCTGATCGGCTTCGCCGCCTGCTGCGCGAACAGAGCCGATCCTGGCGTCCTGACGCGCAGCATGGCTCAGTCTCCGATCAGCGGCGGGCGGTTGGCGTAGGGGTGGTCAGCGGCGAGGGGAATGGCCCATTTCCAGGATAGGTAGCCCTCAAGCGCAACGCGCTGGACGTAGCTAAGAGCCACGGGGATCCAGAAGACCTCGAAAATCAGGCCATTGAATTGCTGCTGCGGCACGCCTCCTGGTGCGCCGCCGATATGCGAAAGGCTGGGTTGCCCCTGCGTCGCGGCATACGATCCATCGCCTGCGCCGTCTCTCCAGAAGCTACCAGAATCCAGCCCGTCCATTATCAGAATGTAGGAAACGTTAGCCTGGAGTTGCGAGTTGGCCGAATTGTTGTTCGTTTCCCATGTTCCCCACCGATCAGGGTTTGGTCCAGCGGTGCCAAGATTGGCGTAGAGTGCAGATCCAGAATTAGATGAGGTGTCTGTGGCCGTGATGCCTCGATACGCCGTCCCGCCGCCGGTTACGGCAGGCCGCACAGCGGCGGCTAGGGCCATGGACGCACTAACTGCGGCTGCATTCAGACTTAGAGTATCGTTTGATCCATCAAACGAAAGGGCACTCCTGCCGTTCTGGCTGACCGAAACAAGCGTCGGTTGATTGGCCGCTGTGGACTGCGAAGCGTGACGGCCGTTGCCGCTTTTGTCCCGCAATTCCGAAACGCCGGTGGCGAAACTCATCGTAGATATATCGGAGGCGTCCCACCAACCCGCGGGCCTCAACACCTCCGGCGTCCACAACCGCCCCTGAATAACCGCGCTGTCGTAGTCGGAGAGCCCGCGCGGCATCAGACCGTCTCTTCGGACCAGGACCGGACGTAGAGTTCGTTGCCGGACGCCGCGAGCGTCACGCCGCTGTTGTTGATGAGCGACAGCCGCAGCGAGAACGGCGGCAGGTTGGCCTTCTGGATGCCGACCTTGGCCGACGCGCCGGAGGTCAGCGGGAACTGGACGATCTCGCCGCCGATCTTGTCGGAGGTGTCTGTGCCGTCGTTGATGGTTACGCGGATCGAGACAGAGCCGCCGGTCGAAGGCGTGATCGAGCCGAGCTTGAGGGTCAGGATCGCATACGGGTCTTTGTTCGTGGAGTTGTCGTAGGTGACGACCGACGACTCCGAGCCGTTCGCCAGCGAATTGGCAACGGTCGAGAGGATGTTGGAGGATCGCGTCCTCGGCGTGGTGTACTGAATCGAGGGCATCACCGACCTCCCCGCGCCAGGCCAACCGCCCGCGCGTCAACCGTCACACCGTGCGCCTCGGCCCACGACGGATGCCGGGTGCGCCGCGAGAGCGCCAGCAGCGCCTCGCCCTCGGCGGGCTGAAGGATCCGACCGGCGACCAGCACCTCGAGCTGCGCGCGGGCCGATGGCCGCGACAGGTCGAGGCCGGAGCCCCGGATCAGTTCCAAGCCCCACCGGACCACCGGCGTTGTTTCGGCCAGCACCTCCAGGGCGTCGAGGAACGTCGCGCCGGCGGTCGGCCCAAGCGCATCGAGGATCGAGCCGATACCGAGCTGCGTTTTCTCCCAGGTCTCGACCGCCGGGAGCGTCGGGTCGGGCTCGTTGAGCGCGGCCGCAGCCGCCCAATCTGGCAGGTCCGCGAGGTCGGGCTGGGCGAGGCGGTCGGCGAGCGTCATGAGATGCCTCGCAGGATTTCGAGCGTTGCCTCGGTCTCGGCGATCTCGTCATCGAGCACGCCGACGCGCTCCGCGTCGCCGTTGCGGTCAGCCGTCGCCCGTGCAGAGTTGAGCGTGGAAAGGCGGTTCTGCGCGAGATGGATCAGATCATCGATGGACATCAGAACAGGACCACCAATTCCTGCGTGACCGTCGAGAGATGCGACTGGAGCAGGATCACGTCGTACTTGTCAGACCCGTCAATCGCGGCGAAAGCCGCCATGCGCTGACCGATTGCGGCACCGCCAGACTGCAAGAAGTCGGTCGAAACATGCGGCGAAAGCACTCGGTTCTTAGCGTCAAACCGGTAGATCTGGTTCACCTGCGAGGCGACGTAGATGTTCATATAGGTGAACCGGCCTTCGCTCCCGTATGGCGCATAGCATCCAGTCGTGCCCGCGCCCGTTGCGTTCTGCGCGCCGTCGTAGGTGATCGCACCCGTCCATGTGCCGGTGATCGTGTTCGCGATGTCGAGGACATCGAGCGTCACTGCGCCGCCACGGAAGAAGTAGTTGAAGCTGTGGCGAGCGTTGCGCGC